TTTTTGTCCAGTAGTAAACTTATGTTCTGGTAAATAAATCGATCGTGTAGGAATAGCAAGAGAAGTTCCAACTCCAACTGCTGAACCAGGAGCATCAACATATATCGTACTGTTAATACCAACACCAGCAGTAGTTCCAAGTCCAACTACTTCTCTAGGATTGAAATAGATGCTTCTTTGTAATTTAATTTCAGTATCTGTTTTTACACCAACATTAATTGTAAGAGCTCGTGGTTTCTCTTCAACAATAGAACCCTGTGTATGAGCGGTTCCAGTATGAATAGTTTGTGCTGCTCCAACATTATATTCTCTGAGTACTCTAATTCTTGAATTATCTTTATCTACATTTAATACTAATAATTCTTCTGTGGATATACCAATAACATCATCTGCTTGAAGAAGACTTACATCTCCATTAATAGGAAGGAATGTAACAATACCAGTTGTTCCAGTACTACCAATACCGGTAGCAACTTTAAACATAGAAGTGTTTACACCAATAGTATAGACACCATCAAGATTAATGATGGATTGAGAAGATATACCAGAAACTCCAATAAAATCACCATTCTTAAAATCATGTGGCGATGTCGTTCTAGCACGAATAGTCTTCTTATCCTCTAAAACTTCGAAGGTGACATTTTCCTTCTTCGTAGTAGAAGAGGAAATTTTAACAATATCTTTTCCTTTAATTTTAGATATTTTAGCAGAACCATTAATTCCACCTGTTTCTGTGTTGTCAAATTTAACTCTATCACCAACTTTATAATCATATCCCCCACTTTCAATAATAACAGAATCTATCCGTCCAGGTTCTGCATAAACTATATTTGCAAAATCATCAATAGTTTTATCTGGACGAGCAACATACTCATAATCACTAGCAGTGAAAGATAATTTATATGGATATATGTTTCTTACATAACCACCTTTATCAAGATCAACTTTATCTGTAGTTGAATCAGGACTGAAATTATAAGAATCTGGTTTAGATTTAAATGATTCTCCTACCACATATGGGAAAACAGGAGTGAAATACTTATCAAATGTAGCATCCTGTTGTGAAGAACTATCAATAGTTGCAAAATAAGCATAAGTGCCTTCTGGATAATCAGGAGTCTTACAGAAACGGCCGTTATATTTGTCTAAATCCCCTTTATTGGTAAATCCATAGTCATTAGTAAATGAACCTAATTCCCAATCACCAACACTAGGACCAAGGGTTCTAGCAGCATTAAGAGCATAACCAGGAACCATTCTCCTAATAACACCACCAGTTATGGTATCAAAACCATATGGTCCATAAATTGGATTTCCATCATAAGCCCATCCAATAATTGGAGAATGATTATCAGAAACTTCTTCAGCATTTTCATATTCTAAATCATATGTTCCATAATCCTTTTTACCATTCAATTTCAAGGATGGGAGCATTTCCCTTAATTTTCTAGGAGCATATAAGTGCGTAAATTGTGATCCAAAATCAGCACTACTATTTTCCATAAAACCATCATCAAGTTTGATGAGGTTCTTATAACGTTTTACATTATCAAGTTCCCATCTATTAACCTTGGGTTCAACAACAGGTGCTTTACCAGCGGCGTCTACAGCAGTCTCTACAGAGAGGAAAGATCTATCAGTAACAAATCCAACACCACCACTAACAACGTTAATAGAGGTGATTACACCGTCTGCTATAACAGGGGTTAATGTTGCATAAGTACCAATACCAGATGATATGATTTCTGGTGGTGAATTATATCCTGTACCACCTCTAGTAACAATAACTTGCTCAATTGCTCCATCTCTTACAACTGGACGAAGTTCAGCACCTGAACCAGCAAGTAAACTAACACTTGGTGCTCTATTGTAATTTACAATTGATGAATTACCATATCCAGTTCCATTTTGAGTTAAATCAACAGAAGTTACTGCTCCTCTAACCACAGGAATCATTGTTGCATGATAATTACCCAAAGAAGTATTAACTCCCAGTTCGCCACTTATGGAAACTGAAATTGGTTGATAATTAAAGATATGTGTTCCTAATCCAACCCCAGTAAATTTAACATATGTTCCATTATCATATGATTCTGTAATTGTACCAGCAACACCAGCAATAGCTACCCTAAAATTATTATTATCAATAACAATCGTTTTATATTGAGTTGTTGTTACTAATCCAGTAATTACGCTTCCAGTTGTAGCATATGTTAAAACTTCACCATCTTTGTATCCATGATTTTTAATATTAATAGAATGATTAGAAGTACTGATACCTGTAGTAATAACAGTACGTTTTTTAAACTCATAACCACTTCCAGGATTGGTTATAAAGATTTTATCAACAATATTTTTCTTTTTAACACTTTCAAACTTTTGTGTACCTGATCCAGTACTATTAAGTCCAACAGTATTAATACCAGCAATCGCATCATCAAAATGAGAGTGTAATGTAATAGCAGTATTGCTAGTTAATCCTACAAAGTAAATTGCACCATCACCAAGACTAGTTGTTCCAGTACCAACTGCGGTACCTTTATTTTGACGGTAAAATACCCTTTCACCAGCATTGAAAAGATGATATGTAGTAAAACCAACTAAATTATCACTTGTATTAATACCAACCTGAACGTCAAGTGTAGGAGCATGAGTACCTTGCCTCATTTTGGTTTCTGCAGTAGCTCCCGAACCATTACCACCAGAAATTTTAATTTGTGGTTTTTCTAGATAATCAAAACCCGAATATGTTACGTCAATTTTCTCAAATGCACCTTTTACGTTAACATGTCCAGTTGCACCAACACCAGCATTATCACTAATAAGCAATGCTGGTGGATTCATGACGTCATGTCCACTACCACCCTGTAGAACTTGAACTTCTTCTAATTCACCATAATAAATGCCATCTCTAGACTTATAATTTGCAACTTCTACTCCATTTACAAACATACCTGTCTTTTCACCAGGAGTTGTTGTAAATTCTTCTCCAGAAGAGTCAAAAACTGGTTTAGAGAATCTTCTCAGAAGTCTTTGTGAATCAAGTGCTTTATCCTGAAGTCTACTAGCAAATTCATGTGTAGTAATACCAGCAGAATTACCAGTTAAATCAATAAATTTACCAGCATCGATGTTTGCACGAGAATATGCTAATTTAAAGGATTGGTCATCAACCTTATATGCAAAATAAGAACCTTTTGTTAAAGGAGAAATTGTTTTTGCAGTTGTAGAACTTGAAACTACACCATCAATTAATTCTGAAGTGGTTACAGTACCAGGAACATAATAAACTTCATCACCAGTAATGAAATCATGTCTTCTTGAGGTTGATATTGTTTCACCAGTAAAATTAGATGCAACTTTAACTTCTATTCCTCTTAAATCAGCATTAAGTTGCTGATTAGCATAAAAAGGAATAGAAGGTGATGCAACATAAGTTTGATTCTTTGGTTCTCCTTCAATATAGTCATGTTTGGCGGCCGTATGCTTTGGCCCTACCATCTTTCTACCATTTTGAATATGATATGGACCAGCGTATGGAACACCACTCACAATACCAACTACATTTAAATCATATGCATTAAGTACATTAGAACTAAATTTATAGGTTGGTTGCTTAACAGCAGGGAGTACTTCTGCTTTAAGAAGTTCTTTTCTTCCTTTAAATGTTGAAGTTAAATCAACATATCCTAATCCACTAAGGGTAGCAATCTTATTAGAAGGTACATCAACAACAGTACCCTGAGATTCTGCACCTGTTATCTGATCAATTAGAGTTACTCTATCACCAAGATACAAAAGATGGACTTCTGGACATATAATTTTGGTATTCCCGTTACCAATATCTTCAACTTTATCAATATTAAAAATATTAGTAACATTATAAATCCATTCGGTAAATGTTTTTTCAGTATCTTTTAAAGTACCAAGATTCTGAATATCAATTAAATCCCCAGCAACCATCTGCTTAGATGATTCTGGAATTAGAAAATCAGAAACAACACCGGTTATTCTAACAGTTATCTTATTACCATCATCGTCATATCCATAAATGCTAGAATTTAAACGAATTAAAGTATTTTTATCAATAGCAGCAGTATTACCAGAAAGTCCTAAAAACTGTGTTGTAGTCTTACTAGTATAAGTAACTTCTTTCGTATTAATAATAAGAGTTCCAGATGCAGGAAAACCTACTGTAGAATCAACATATATTGTATTTCCACTAGCAATTTCATTACTTACGGTTTTAGTTGTTGGAGTAATACTAAACTTACCGTAAATAGAACCTGATTCACTAATGTCCTTATCGGAACCAGCATCAAGACTTATCTGATAATAAGTATTACCATCACGAGTATATGAAATTACATTAGAAATTGAACCATAAGAGTAATTAAGAACTCCATCTACAGCATCTTGATATAAGGTTTGGCCATTAAGTTTATTAGGATCGCCGGAAAGTGCTACAACAACTAGATCTTCTGCAATTCTATAATCAGCATCTGATGGTTTAATCGTTTGTTCATATGGTTTTATGATAGATGCCTTTGAACCATAAAGAGCACGGAATAATATTTCGAAAGAATCATCAGTACCTTTTGTTACATAGAGGTCTTTTGCTTGTTTTGAGAATAATGCTTGATTAAGTCCTTTAACAAAACTTCTATCTTCTAATCCAGGGACATAAAGTTCCTTATACTTTTTAAAAAATTCAGCAAGAAAAAGATTACTTAAATTACTTACTTCAGCATCATCTACATGTGCTGCGGATGATGAAGATGCAAAAGTAAGTCTATCTGCTTCTGTACTCGTAAAAAGAGATGTAATGGCACTAAAACCACGAACACATCCAAAAAATTGTCTTTTATCTTTACTTGTATATGTTATTATCTCACTACCAATTTTAAAATATCCATATCTGTCTGGAAAACCTACTGTAGAGTTAACTGCAATAGTTGTATCAAATTCAGTAATCGCTCCATCTAAATTTGTAGATGCTACAAGATTTTGTTGACGAAATGAATCATTTTTAATATATTGATCTAAATTTTCAGCAAGATCAATTGGACCTCCCTGAAATTCTTGGGATTTATAATATTGTTCTAAAAATTCCCCAAAAAGTGGAGAATCCTCTCTCATATATTCAGGAATCTGGCTAGAGACTACTGAATAGGTTTTTGCTCTGGTTTCTATCATTTACCTAGTAGGAGTAGCTGCCGCTGCTTGTGTTTCCTGTTACTTCTTGTGAATTAAATGATGTAGAAGTTGTATAAGTCGTTGCATAAGAAGTATCAACCTCTTGTACAGTTATAGACTCAGTTCCAGTTACAGTTGTGTACTGTGGAACTCCTCTCACCAAAGGAGATTCTCTATCATCTCTTCCGTTAGGGAAGCTGGAACTAACAATGTAATTAGAACCAGAAATGTCTGCACCAGAGGAAATAGTATCAGAAACCATAGTAACAAGACTGTTACTATTATCTAGTTGCAAATAAAGATCCTGTAATCCAATAACATCGTAAGATTTCGGTGTACCACTTATTTGTATAACTGGTTGATCAGCACTTAATACAGTAGATGTAATAATTAATGCATTAAGTAGTATTTCACCTTTGGTATATTCAATACTGCCAATATTATTTTTAATAATAGCAACTTGATTAGAAGAAAGAAGTTTAAATAGAATTATTCTTCCAGTCTTTCTGTCAGCATTCGGAATATCAGAAAGGTATACAGTACCACTCACACCACTAATAGTAAATCCAGAAGACTTAATATTATACCCATTTAATGAATTTACATTAAATGCATTACCATAACAAAGTTCGTAAGTTGCCAAATCAGAAAGAGCAGGCCTCATATCCCTTCTCATTGTCACTCTAGTGATATTAGAAGTAATAGCACTGTCTGTCTGGTCTATTAGACGCATTGCCTTAGAGTACTTGAAACGTGCCCCAAAGGTGTTTAAATCACTTGACTTAGCATATGTGTCCAAAGTGTCTACAATGGACGTTTTAAGGGCATTAATGCTATTTGTAGCGTTTGCATTATAATAGGCACTAGTATCTAATTCAACAAACAGATATTTAAGATCAATTAGATTAGGAAGAATGCCAGCAACTGTATAACGCTTTAATTTATTCTTTAATTCAATTTTTTCTATTTGAGAAAGATATTTACCATTTTTGGGTTTTATGCTAATAAAAACTCTTCCAAATTGAGGAGGACTTGTATCTTCACCTCCATAAACAGAAACTGATTCAGTATTAGAATAAATTTTAGTTACAATGGCTTTATAGTCATCTGCAGTTACAGCACGGTTCTGAGCGGAATAGACTAAAGGTGCATATTTCTTAATTGACGAAACTGATTCAATATCAGCACCATTTTCTGCTTTTACATTAGTTGTTAATAAAGAAATTCCTTCTGTTACTGTAACTCCAGAATTATCTTGAATATTTCCAGTAAATGTAAAGGAAGTTGCACCATTTGCATCTTTTCCATTTGTAGAAATGTAATTTACATTAATAAAGTTAGAATCTTCAAGTTTTTTGCCAAATTTACCATCTCCAAATATTAATTCATATTTTTCATCAGCAACTTCTTGTAAAAGGAAGATTAATGAACTATTTGTAACGTCAATAATATTATTTGTTAGTTTATAAATCGTTTTTAGGTTAGTTGCACTGCTATTTGGTGATACTGCAACCTTAATTGTTGATGTATCAATACCATTATTAGGTAAAATAAACTTTTCTATAGGAACACCGTCTCCAGTCTCTCTATAAGTGAAAGTTTTTGTTAAATATGAACCTTCGAAAATATCAATGTCTGAAAATGTTGCAATATTATCTACAACAGGTACAGTTATGTCATCCATTATGGCAAAACTGTAATTATCACTGGAAAATGTATTAGAAACAGATATTGCACCTGCTTTTAATGTTAAAGTTAGAGGTGCTGTAGGATAAGTTGAGGTATCAACATAGAAACTTATCTTTGCTTTTGCTGCTTTCTTTGATCTAGGGGTATATCCGACGTTTCGAGCCAAAGCGGCAACGTTTTCTCTTAAAGTTGCACTGTCAATAAAGACTTCATTAGCAACCATGTTGCTATTATATGCAGTAATGTAAGAATTATATGCTAACGTGTCAATTAACACCGTCATATTTGACCCTTCGAAGTCAAAATCGGTAAAATTGGAATTCGCCCTCAAATAATCCTTAATTTGAGTCTTAATCTGATCAAAATCGAGATTGGTAAATTGAGTAAGTGGCATTTATCTGTAAGATTCTAAGAGAAAATTGAGTTGCTGCGGAGGAGCCTCAATTCCAACAATTTCATAAACAATAGTTACGTCATATGAATTTGAATCATAATAAGGAATGACTTCTACATTACGTAATTTGACCCTTGGTTCAAAATTATCAACAGTTTGAGTGATTTCTTCACTAATAAGAGATGCTGATGCAGTATCCATCAACTCAAAAAGACTTGCACCTAACCTAGAACCCAAGTATGGGTTAAAGGGACGTTCCTGAAGGTGTGTTAACACCAGATTTTTTACAGATCGAGATATCGCACTCTCATTAAGGAGAGGAATCACGTCTCTAGTAATAGGATGAGGTTTAAAAGATAGTGAAATATCTTTAAATCCACGTGATACACGCTCGACCGGCATTTATACTTTGATTTTCTTTTATTTAGACGACTTTATTCGGATTCCACAGTTCTCCATCTTCTGTTTCGGCATCAAACAGGTCATTTTCAGCAATTTGGGTGCCAATCTTCTTCTTTTTGGGTGTTAAATCGTCTGCAACAATCTCACGAAGCATTTTTTCGTGTTGACGAGCGCCTAAATTGTCTAAAAAATCGTTTTGAGATTCCATTTTAGTTAGAGTTCCAACGTGGACCTGTTTTGTCTGTTGTACTATTTACATTTCTGTACTCACAATCAACTAATTTACCACCTCTTTCTTTAACATAGATGCGATCATAACATTCGAAACCCATCTCTTCCAAATATGCATCTAGTTCTTCCCCAGTGTTAGCATTCTCATAGTCATCTGACTCATCATACTCAGCATAAATGAAATCTACTTTCTTAAGGTGTTCTCCAGCACTTTTTAGTACTTTTAAATCATTACCTTGAGTGTCAGTTTTGAGTACATCTATACGTTCGTAATTTAAATTATCTAAAATTGATGCTAAACTAATTGTTTCGACGGTATATACCCTGTCAACGAGGTTTTCAAATCGTCCAATTGGTCGACAAAGAGAACTAGTGCCAGAATCTCCACTAAGTCCATAGAAGTCCTTATTCTCAGACTTATCGACGTCGCTAATAGCAGCTTCAATAAGGTAACATCTGTCCCCCGCATTGTTAGTCTCCACGTACGAGCAACAAGATTTAAAGTTATTAGGATGTGGTTCGATTCCAATAACATAGGTGTTTGAGTCATCACGTAACCATTTAGAAGAATTGGGCATATTAAAAGAAAGACCAATATCAAACCGGAGTTTTAATCCGGTTGATAGTTTCTTATTAATCCATTCATAATCAATCATTTTCCTTGTCCCCTATACCTCTTTGGTTTCTTATTCCGAGAACAAGCGGCATATTTTGTATGCTTGCCGGTTCCTTGTCGAGTTTTTTTCGGGATGGACTCGACATAAGAACCACCCATTAAACCTTGCTTTATCTTTGCCATCTATAGTACCCGTGTCTTCTCATGTCCAACACGAATCCGAGGGTCGCACCAGATATCATAGTCGGCTTCTATAGCATCTAAACAGAAACTAACATCCTCTCCACACATGTCCTGAACCGCACCGGATTCAAAGACTTGCATCTTAGGGGCAAACCAAGGATACTTCATCTTCTTATCTTCAAATACGCCCTTCTTAATCATAACCCAACCAAACCCAGTATAGTCTACAGTGAATGGTTTCTTACGCTTAGAAATAGTCTCAACGGTTTCATGGTTCATTACACCACCATTCTTTCTAAAGTCATCTTCTTCCAACCAGTGTGCAACGGAAGTAGTACTTCCATCTTCAGTAGCATACCATCCAGAAGTGATACATTTTTCGTCACCTTCGGCAGGAACGGACAAATCACATAACTGCCAGAACTTCTCCGATGTGAATACGATGTCACTATCAATCCACAACTGATAGTCATACTCTAACTTACCATCCCATGGTAATTGATCAGGTCCACGTAATACATTGGCACCTAATACTTTACATCGAGCAAAGTTAACCATACTAGAATAGTCTTGACTGATTTGAATGGACATCCCATTCTGAACCATGTCAAAGCAGAGTTGAACAAAGTTCTTCATGAAAACATAAGAACATCCTCTGCCTGGTAGACAGAAGACTATCTTCTTACCTTTCATCCTCGCTTTAATAGCACCTATATCCCATTCTGCTTCTTTCTTCTTGGGAGGTGATGCTTTAACAGTAAATCCTTTTGCCATGAATGAATCTTCTCATCAATAACATTATACACGCTATGTATATGTTTTGTCAACTAATACGAAGGTTCATCTGCAACATTTCCAACGTATCCATACATCCCACTATTTGCTAATACTCTCTCAAATGATAGTTCCTTTGGTTTGACTTCTGTGTTAGGTCCTACCATGCTATTCAACATATGCCACCTTACTTGAAAATCCTGTTCACTTAAACTGTGAAACAGGACTTCCCCTTTGGCATATATGTGATATTCAAATTCTGTCGTAATCATCTTCTAACCTCACAATGTCTGATTCTTCGCATTCTTTTCCCAACTGTACTTCTATAATAGTTAGGCCGTTAGCACCTCCTACTATTCTGTGGTGCTGTTCTGGTTTAATAAAAAAGGACATACCAACTTTTGCTTCTATTGTTTCCTCCCCTATAACTACCTGTCCCTCACCTTTTACTACTACCCAATGCTCTGAACGATGATAATGATATTGTAAACTCATCTTCTGGTTAGGTTTAACTACTAACCTCTTTAACTTATACCTACCACTCTCTCCAATCTCTTCAAAGTGGTCTTCGTAAAAACCCCATGGGCGAAAAAATCTGTACATAAAAATTGTATGGGGCGACTTTATATAGAGAAAAAAATATGGAGAGGAAAATTATATGTCGAAAGCAGACTTTTGTAGGTTAGGGTTGTTGG